GACCCATATTTCATTTTCAGCACCAAATGTTATTGCTGGTTCTTTAACGTTGTTTTTTTCTTGGAATTCTATGTATTCTTCACTAATTACGTTACCCCCAGACCCAATGAATGATACATCAAGCTCTTGAGCAATCATCTTGGCATCGTTGTTCATACCCATACACATTTGCTCATACCATGATGAGGTTGGTTTCCAACCATCATCTAGACGTTTTTGGTAAGAATCAAATGTAAATTCGTACTCGATTTCCATCAAGTCCTCTTTCAACCATCTCAAGTCTTTGTTGTAACGCAAATCCTCATACCATTTCATCTCAATGATGTTAAAGTTATTCTTTTTGGTTTTAGCTTGGTCGTAAGTTTTGTAGTATAATGAATCCATACCGTTTGGTGTAGAAATAAGAGTAGCTCTACCCCCAGTACCTAATGCGGTAAGGGCAGCACCAAATACTTCAGCACCGTTATCGATATATGCAGCCTCATCCATGATAAGGAATGTTGGTGTAAATCCACGCAAGGCATCTTTAGATGTTGCTACGGCTTTTACACGGCTACCGTTAGGTAATTTGATTTCTTTTTTAGAATCGGTTAAGAAAATGGACTTGCTCTCATTCTTCTCATTTCCGTAGTACTCGTTACCCCAAACCCATCTAGGTAATTGGTTTAAGAAGTCTTTGATTTTTGCCAAGAACTCAAAAGCTAACTCTTGTTTATTGGCAATAATAAGTATGTTTTCTGGGTTATCAGCGTCAGCCCAACCCACTTTTATAGACATGTACGCTGCTGTAGTAGTTGATACACCAGCCTGTCTAGGTTTTGTTACGATATTGAATCTATGTTTTTCGTATGCAAGTATGATTTCCTTTTGTCTAGGAAACAGTCTGAAAGGAACAAAACCTTCTTGTGTTTTATCGAATGTTTCCAAATACGTTTCAATAGCGTATGCTGGATTCATCAAACACTTGGTATATTCCTTAAATATTTCTGTTGTTGTTAGCATATTGTTTTTACTAATAAATATGCCGAAATAAAGTAAAATGCCTTATTGTAAAAGACAAAGGCCCCAAACGGAGCCTTTAATCAAATATTATATGTTCAAAAATTTAGAATAATTCACCAAATTCGAACCCTTCTTCATCATCGTTTTCTTCATCATCTGAACCACTGGAATGACCACGGGAATCACTACCCCCTTTAAGCCCCATAAGTTCCTCAAAATCAAAGCTTTCATCATCGGAATAACCAACGGAATTTTCTTCCCCGTAACTATCTATTTCGTTCATTGCTTCATTGAATTCATCGTGTTGTAAATCAGCTCTCACTTCTTTCACGATTTCTTTAATAATGTCTTTCCCTTGTTTGGTTCCAGCCATTACTTCTCTCATTTTAACATTGAACTCATCAACTGGCAACGCTGCCATTTCAGAATAGATATGGTGTTTTAATTCAAAATCATCTGCATCAATAGCATCAGTAAATCTAGTCCATAACGCTGGTCCGATTCTCATATCCCATGGCTCAGCCGCCAAGAAATCTGCTTTATTGATAACGAACTCACCAGTTTTTCTATCTTTAGGTAAACCGTGAGCCGAAAGTAATTCCATTACACCTTTTACTAATTCATGGATAAGTACTGGGAATACCATTGCTTGTACATGAATAACAGCTTTTGGACTTGAAGGTGTTGGGAATTGAACCTTAACAACACCACCAGTAGTACCGTTTTCCATTTTAGGGATGACATAATACATGTAATCAGCCGCAGCCATCATCTTAGCGTATTTACTACCCAAACGTGGCTCCATAGCTGTTAATTCTTCATCAACCATGTGGAACATGTGATTACATTTTTTAGCGGCTCCTTGAGTCATCGCATTAAGGAAACGTCTTTTGTAAACTTCTTTGTTTGCTTTAACCATATCATCATGGTTATTAAACTCCATTTCACTAGTTACAGGTTTAGGATTCTTCTTAGTACCAACAAGACTGATTCTAGGTGTCAATTCAGCGTGTATCTCAACAATATCTTCTGGCATGTCATATTCTTCTCTAATCATTCTAACAGCCAAGTCTTCTAACTCTTTTTTATGTTTAGATTCTAACGCCATAGACTCATGAACTAGCGGCATCATTTCATTAACCAACTGACCATTGTCAATGTTATCGCAGTCAAACGCTCTTTTGTATCTAGTTGCTACTTCATTGAAACGTTCACCCATTATCTTTTGTTCAAAAGAAGCTTCATCACCTTCTGGGAATACTGGGTGTTTACCTAAAGAATGTTTACGTTCGGCCAATTCAGACTCCAATTGTGGGTGCATTCTTTCATTAAGCCCATCTGGATACACAACACTTTCATTAAGTCTTGGTTTTTCAGTTTTAGCTTCTTTAGCTAACTTAGCTTTTTTTAATGCTTCTTCTGCTATTTTTTTGTAATCTGCCATTATTTTATATCTTTTGCTTTGATTGTTTTTATTACTTTCTTACTTCTCAATGATTCTAACAATTGATTCTTTGTCATTTTTTTTGACTCAGCCAATGTTGGTGTTGTGTCGGCACCATCTTTAGCGATATCTTTAAACGAAGCCATCAACGTGCTTAATTTATTTAAAGGAATACCAATTTCGTTGGCCATTGCTTGTAAAAATTGAACTTGCTCTAAAGGTTTGTCTAATTTAGATAAAGCAACACTAAATTTATCTTTGATTAACTTAGATAATTTTTTTACGTCAGCTTGTAATTTACTCACATCAGTACCATCAGTCATGTCTTCAGTTTCGTTCACATCATTCTTAAAATAATCACCAAACCTAAAACTTTTTAATTTTCTTGGTGTCATATGAACAACACCATTTCCCATTTCTTGACGAGACGCTAACATTTGGTCCATGGTTTTATATTTACCAACTATTTCACCAGTATTAACATTCACGAAAAAATGTTTAAAACCTTCTAACCCCTTTAGGTTAAGGTAATCAATAAAGTCTTCTTTATCATAATACTCTCTTTCAGCGGCAGCAAAGTCATAACCATCTTCTTCGATTGGCATCTCTTTACCTTCTTTCTCTAACATTGGTTTTGCAACCTTTGCTTCAAATTCTTCGATTGAGTGAATTATATTTTCACCAGCATCATTCATATCATCATGACAGAAAACAGCCATAACGACTTGTTTAGATGGGTCGATACCTCTAATCATTTGATATCTTTTATCAGCGATGGTAAACGGTTGTGAAACCTTACCTGTATTAGCATCTTTTACGTTAGAAAGATATTTGATTGTTGCTTGGTCTTGTGGTTCAATAACTGCATCTTCTTCTTTTAATGAAGAATTGAATAAATGAGCAAACTCAGCACTTGGTCTAAATGTCGCATCTTGACCTTTTAAATCTTTAAGAGTCAAATCGTAGTTAGCTAATACCTTCTTAACCATATCCAATGGAATATTATCACCATACATCATCAAATCAAATAATTGGTCTTTCACATCCTCACCGAAGTTACCAGCTTGTTGAGCTAGTCTACTTAATTGTCTATCTGTGATTGTTTTTTTAGGTACCATATCTTCGTCAACAACGTTAACACTAACATCGTTACCTAATTTTTTAATATTGCTAGTTACTTTGGTATCGCCCAAATCAGCTTTTTTAATGTTAACAGTTGTTTTATTGGTAGCTGCTCCCATCATATCTTCGTTGATTTTATTTTTGTTTGTCATAATTCTTTACGTTGTATTTTAATATTAGGTCTTTTTCATATAGTTTAGCCTCAACATCTTCAAGGGTTTCACCAAATTTAAAACAAAGTCTTTTTTCTGGGTAAGCATCATATGCATTGATATTTTCCCAAGCCAAAGCTATAACACCATCAATGGCATCCCATACAGCAAATGTATCACTATTTTGGATAACTTCTAGGTTTAATTCAGACTCAAGTCTACCAACATTTTTGATGAAGTTATCGTGTGGTGGTTCTGGTCTCCCAGATGCTGGGAATACATCCCATTCTTCACCATCGATATTCTTGGTTGTGTCAGAAAAGATAAACTCATACAAGAGATTACCTTTGTAGTCCTTACCAACCATATTTACATATATCAAAAATAAATTCTTCATTTTATGCTAATTCAACATGTGTGTCATTAATTTCATCAAAATCCAAATCAGTATCTGGGTGACCAAAATAACTAGCACTAATTCTATATTCTTTACCATCTGGTGCATCTAATGATACAAAGCTATAAACCCATGATTCATCATATGCAAGTGGTTGTTCGATTAAGTCATCTCGTTCAAAAGTAACTGGGACAACACTACCATTCAAGAAAACATCTAGAATGATTTCGCTTTCACGTGCTTGTTTAACACCCATGATTTGACCTTCAGTTGGTGTACCGTTAGTTTCTTCTTCTTTCATTGCTTTTGGGTCTGGTTGAACTTCTCGCATTGGTGAAAATGGTTTATTTCTTCTACTTGGTTGAACTGGTTTTGTTTCAGCTGGTTTAGTAGTAGGTGTTCTTACTGGTGCTGGAGCCGTTTGTGGTTCTGCATTTTTCATATCTTCTTGATTAAAAGTCTCGTGCAATTTATTCACTAAATAATTTTTATCAAAGGTACTACTTTTTTTTGAATTAAGCAAGTTTTCCGCAACCATTTTCGATACTGGTGTTTTAGACCACATTTTGCATGACCAATATTTAGGTGTTGTTCTATCTTTAGCTTGAGCACATTTATGTCTAGCTCTGAATGATTTTCTTCTTTCTGGGTCGTCTCTTTTGATTTCCATATTAGGGTCACCAAAATTAACTTTTACTACGTTTCCTTTTTTGTTTTTAACGTAAACCTTAAACTTTTTTACATCACCTTTCATTGGTTTTCCCAATTTTTTACCATCGTATTTACCTTCATAAAGCTCACCGCCTTCAACACTTCCGTATTCATCTTCATAACCACCTTCGGTTTCACCGTCATACTCCATAGAATCACCTTCAATGTTAGCTTCAAAGAAATGATAAACCTCTTCCACATCATCAGCTGAACTAGAAATATGGTCAACAGCCCACGCATGCCCGTTGGCACACATTTCATCAATTTGTTGTTGGTTCATTTCTAATAACTCACCAGAAGCGTGATGAATGGTTTTAAGGTTTTGCCAGAACATATAGTTCAATGACTCACCACCCATTTCATGGTTTTCATTAACTGGTACACAGTTAGGAACTTCTTTCCCACCTTTTTCTTTCATACCAACTTGTTTGTAACCTTTCCAACATGGTTTCATTTCATCCAAGATATCGTTAGAACCTTCTTGAAACATATTGTTTTTCTTAGGTTTATCTAAGAATATATTTTCATTTTCGTAAATTTGGTATTCTTCCAAACCTTCTTCGTCTTGGTTACCGCCAAATTCATCGTTAGAATTATCCCCGCTTCCAAGCCCATCATTGCTATCGTCTGCATTATCGGGATTATCGTTAGTATCGTCCATATTAGAACCTTCTGAATCATCGTTTCCAGCTGTATTAACTTTTTTAATTATATCGTTTTTATCTTCTTCATCCATTTCAGATGTATGAGTAGCAGATAACAATGAATTGATAGCAAATTTCTCTAAATCGAAATCTGGTTGTCCTTGTTCTTCTGTGTATTTTCTTAGTGATTGACCTAATTTACCAGTCAATTGCTCAATGAATTTTTTTGGGTCAGTAGCTTCATCAGCTTCTACACCCGCATCAAATGGTTCATCGTCAAATGGCTTGTCATCAGCTGGAGCAGCTTCTGGTTCGATACTATCTAAACCACCAAAACCAGCGTCATCTGCTGGTTCTGTAATAGGTGCAGCTGGAGCTGGAGATGCTGGTGCATCTAGCTTCAACTTATATTTTGTTTCGTTTAAACTATTTACTGTACTTTTTTTTTTAAACCCTCAATAAGCTCATCCATTGAGTCCATTGCTAGTTCAATTGATAATCTAGATTCATTAACAGCACCATCTTTTGGGTCTTTATCAGCACCATTTGGAACTCCGTCACCATCATCATCGATACCTTGTTTTTGTCTATCGTTCCCATCGTATTTTCCTGGGTTTTTAATCATCTCGTCAATTGCTTTTTCAGCTTCCGATAATTCCTCAGCTTCAACATCATCTTCGATTTCTTCTTCAGTTTCTTCTTCAAACAACGGTGTGTTATGTTCCATGTTACCTTCGTTAGAAAATCCGTTACCACCATATTGTGAGAAACCACCAGCGATAGCGTTTTCAGTTAATAAGTTGTCATTTTCAAACACATTGATATCACCACCTTTACCATAAGCTTCAGCTAATGATTTAAAGTTTAAGTTCAAATGTTTGATTGCTTTTGCGTAAGACGAATAAGCTTCTGATTTTTTGTTTTGTAAACCACCGATATAGTTAAAATCTTCATTTAACAAGTTAGATGTTTTGTTAGATACTTTGATAAAGTAT